TGCGTTGAACACGAACTTCACGAAGTCGTTTTCGGTTGCGTTGGCTTTGGACATTTAGGCGTCTTTCTCAGTGTTCACCGCTTTGGTGATGTTTCCGCTACCGTCACGGCTTACCGTGGAGGTGGTGCTGCGGGTCGGCATCGCGGTAATTTCCATCTTCACGCTGTCGGGCGTGTTGACGATGTTGTTGTTGTAGACGGGCGCGTTGACCACGGGGGCCGCTACGTTGACCACGGTTTCCTGTGTCGGCATCACGGCCTCTACGTTGACCACGGTTTCGGGGATGTTGACGGTGTTGTTCACCACGGGCGCGGCCTGCTCGGGCACGTTTACCACGTTGGTAACTTGGGGCGCTGTTTGTTCAGGAACCGTCACGTTCACGATAGGTGCTGCCACGTTCACGATGGTGGGCTTTTGCGCATCGTTGGCGATCTGGCGCATGTCAATCAGGTTCTGCGCTGCGGCGGCGTCTTGTTTGCCGGTGTCTGGGGCTGGCGCGGTGGGCGGCAGAGCCTTGAATGGGTCATCGCCACCAACAATCGGGGCCATGCGCTTGACTTTGCGAATCTCGTTGACGGACATGAAGCCGTCGCCAGAACCCGGCCCGCCAAGGGCCAATCGGAAGTACGCGCCCTGCGCTGCGGAGTCGCCTTCGATCAGTGCGTCACGGTAGAACTCAATGAACTTGCCGCTGTCACGGGGGAACAGTTTGCGGTTCAGTTCCTGTTCGATCTTGCGCAACCACGGTTGCAGTGTGTACTGCACAAACGACCTGCCAATGGACTCGATGCCCGAGCCCCATGACGTAGCGCCAGTGGACTCGTTAATCAGGAAACCGGGGACGCCGAATGCGCGGGCCACGTCTAGCACCTGGAACTTGCGGGCTTCCAGTAGCTGCGCGTCGGCAGCGGAGAGGCTGATTTCTTTGGCGGACAACCCTTCGGTCAGCACCAGTGGGATGCGGTGGGCGTTGTCCAGACCGGCGTGCTTGGCGACGAACGCGGCTTGCAGCGCGGCAATCTGCTCGGGGTTCATTTTCCCGGCAGCTTCCAAAATGATGGATGGGTGCGCGCCGCCCTCAAAGAACTTGCCCGCGTAGTTGTCCATTGCGGCGGCGTTGCCGATGGCGTTTCGCGCACCGTACTGGATGACGGACATGCTGCGCATGGTGGCGTCATCAAAGCCGAGGCCGGGGAAGTGGAGAATGTCGCTTGGGTCGAACCAGCTATTGATGCCGTGTGTGGGCATGGACACGTAGTAGCGAACGCCCTCGCCCGCTGTCCGTACCGGGCTTACGCAACCCCAAGGCAGTGGCAGCAGCTCGCGCACAGCGCCACTCATGGAGCGGCGAATCAAAACGTAGGCATCACCGCGCAGGAGTTGGGCCATGCTGACCCCCTCCCACATAGACGCGCTGGTGTACGCGGACGCGCACTGCTCATTGAGCAAATACCAAAGGGCATCGCGGGGCATACGCTCGGGGGTGTCGCCGTCGAGCCGGTACACATGCAGGGGCATCGAAATGATGGCCCCGCTAATTTTGGCAACGCAAGCGGCCACCGCTGACACGCGCATAGCACTGGTTGCCGTGACGTTGACACCGCTTGGCGATACCCCAAACGACTCCATTACGGCTTCGGAATAGGTGACGTTCTGTGGGCGCACTTCCCCCTTACCGAAGCCTAGTGCGTCGGCCATACGGGTAAAAATGCTCATAAGAGTACGAAACCTTGCGTAATGTTGTTTGTTTCCGGGTTCAACGACATAAGAGTCACCGCGTTGAACAAAGCCATTAGCGGGTCGATCTTTGCCGTGCCCGCTGCCTGCTTGGTGATGATTACTGCGTTGCCGCGAGGTTCGATGCGGGCATTGCCTACGCACCAGTTCATCAGGGGTTGCCCGCCGTGAACCAAAATCTTCTCGGCCAGCTTGCGCTCTGCCGTTTTTATCGCGCCGGTCATCTTCCAGCCTTGGCTGATACCGACGATCAGGTCTTGCGGGACACCGGCCTCTACCAGCGCATCCATGATGCCGCCTAGCCCAGATGGGTCCACGCCGATCTTGTCCAGCACGCCGCGCTCGTAAACCATGCTCACGATTTCCGCCACGTCCTGCACGTCTTGGCCCATCGTTTCCACAATGGTCAAGTCGCCATCCTTGGCAAAGTCGTGAAAGCGCGGGGCTTCGGACTTGCGGCGTTCCATGACGCTGGGGTGTGCCCATGCGTGGGTCCACGTCATCCACTTGCGGCTTGTTTTATGCCGCCCCACAACTGCCAGCCCCAGCAAGTCATCTAGCCCGCCGCCGTCAATTCCAATGTCCACCACGTCTGAGTTGGCTAACAGGTATTCCAGCGGCAACCCGCCTAGCATGGCTTGGGCCTGCCAGAAGTCCGCCCCGGCCCATCGGTCAGAGCGCAGATTCAGGCCAATCTCGACGTTGGCGTGTTTGGCAAGAAAGCCGCGAAACGAATCGCCGCCTGCCAGTTCGGCCTTTTTGAACTCGCGTTCCAGAAACGCTTGGTCTACTGAGTACCCCATGTTGGGGTTCACCAGCGCCATGTTCTCCAACTTCAAGTGGTCTTTGGACTCCACCATTTCGGGTGGGTGTTCAAAGATGATCGGGACGAATCCGGGGTCAATAATCTTGCCGTCGCGCACATCGCGGGCGTAATTCAGTTTTTGCAAGAACACGCCAGCGGGCGGCTCGTCGGACTGCGTGGTCAGGTAGATCACGAAGCCTTCGGGCCGCGATGCGAGGCCACCAAGGGCTTCGCGCAGCATGTTCTCAGCGCTGGCTACTTTGCCAAACAGGTGCAATTCGTCCACCAGTGTGCCGATGGACTTCTTACCGCCGACCGTGTTGGAGTCTGCGGCCAGCACTTTCAATACGGCGTTGCTCTCGCGGTGCGTGATGGTCTTGATGTGGCTTTGCACCAGCATGAGAGCGTTTAGCTCGTCATCCTTGTTCACCATGTCGCGGGCTGGGCTGAATGCGTTGCCTGCGACCTCCACCGTGGGGGCCAGAACGGCGTATTCGCCCGACTGCCGCCAGTTCAGTATCAGCGCCGTGAGCATGATGCCAGCGGCGATGGTGGACTTGCTGTTCTTTTTAGGAACCAGCACGAACCATTCGGTTATCAGCCTGCGGCCAGAGTCTTGGTCGTAGGCTCCGAATATGGAACGCACTATGTCGAACACCCAGGGGGCGCACGATTCTCCGAAGGTCGGTGAGCCGGGGGCGTCCACGATTTTCAATTCCTTGAAAATGGCGAGGGCGTGTTCGGCTTGGTCAGGGAAGATCGGCGGCGGGACGATGCTCTGCCCTTTGACAAGGCGGTCTGCCCAATCGGGCATGGCGGTTGTCCACTGCGGGGTGGTCACTTAATCATCCGTAGCGGTGCGGGGGCTGCGGCAAACTTACCTTGGCCCGCCTTCTTCGCCTTCTCAGCCTTTTCGTCTTTGACGCCGCCGTCACCTTTTTTCAGGTGGGTGTACATCATCAGGGTCTTGGCCGCGTCGGCGCGTAGCTTTATGTCGGCTTCAATGTCATTCATCAGCGCCATCAAGAACACCATAGGGTCTTTGTGGGCCAGTGTGTCCATGATGGGCACAGGGATGGTCAGCTTCACCGTTTCAGCAGGCTTGCGCCCTGCTCCCGGCCTTGCACCACCCGTATTGGGGCGTGCGCCACCGGATCGGCCTTTTACGCCTGCCATGATTTCTACCTTGTTGTGAACAGCGCTTTGTTCTCTGCCGCTGTCTTGGCCGCGTGGCACGGTATGCACCGGATGCGGAGATTTGATTTGTCGTTGCTACCACCCTGCTCCAGCGGAACATCGTGGTCGATCTGGTTGTTCAGGGCCATGTGGCCGCAGTCAACGCAGGCGAACTTTCCTTCCACCAGTACACTGCGGCGGATTTTCATCCATGTGTCACCGTAGAGTCGGGGTGTGGCCCCGGCCTTGGCGTCCAGCACTTGCAGCTTTCGGGTGTCCAGCGTCTTGAGCCTGTCACCCAGGCGCGGCAGTTTGAAGTCGGCCATCCGATTTACCTTTCGGCTGGGTGGTGCGGGGCTGATACCAATTGTTTTGCACTAGGCAACGTAGAGTGGGGTATCGCCCGCGCATTCTGTTCTTCGCTAAAACCAATATTGATTTACAGGCGGTAATTCCTGCGCAAGCGAAGGTGGAACTTATGCGTATGCGCGCTTCCGTTGCCGTGATTATCACAAATACTGCGATTTATGCAAATATCCTGCATTTAGTTTATCAACAAACCTATTTGATGGTTTGTTTGCCGGTTTGGTGATTAGGCTGGGAGGGGGTTATT